ATCGGATTATCTGTATGTTGTATCTCATGACGCAAGTGCGGTTTGCATTTACTATGCAAAGCATGTTCCGATAAAAATAGAAGACGTTAGCGAACCGTTTGTTATATATGTATCGGATATTCGCAAGGTAATTAATGCAATTGATGTTATCGACGAAGACGAAATTATATTGAATATTACGTCAAAATTCATCAGTTATGAATCACCAACCATCAAGTTCAAATGTTATCTTTTGGATCCCGCAGTAGCGGCTGCTGAAAAAATCAGTGCCAAGATGATTGATTCATTTAAGTTCGATACGGAATTTGTTATGAACACAAATACGTTTTCAAAAATTAATAAAGGATGCACATTTACAGACAACAAAGGAAAGATCTATTTCTATACCAACGCGGAGAATAAAAAGGTATATGTTGACTTGGATGATAAATCCGCAAACCATAGCGTCAATAACATTACGTTTATCGCCGCTGATGGGTATATTGGATCAGACCTGACACCAACATCACCATTATCAATTGATACATTTAAAATTATCAGTGCATTAAAACATGACGTGCAAACGAAAGTAAATATTACCAAGGGAGCATATATGTTTTATTACAGAGATGGAAATACAGAAATCAAATACTTGCTTAGAGCACTTAAATCTTAACCAAACACCACATATATGGCAAATAAAAACAAACCAACTAACGAAAGTTATTTCATCAAAAGACTCCGCGACAGCGGATACCTTGTTGACAGGCTTCCGATTCGATACGGCCAACATGATCCACGCTCATGGTCAGTAGTTATCGATCCTGGTAATTCCTCTGTAATCGCGACTATGTATCGCAATCTAGACGGAGTGGACGAGAACTATCTTGAATTCTACGATGGGGATCAATTTGTACCACAACGATTCAGACTGTCTACAGATTCAATGGAAGTAATTATGGAGTGGTTGTATAAATTCGGCATCAATAACAAAACTACACTTTATAATGCAAGAGGGTCGAATACATCGACCGCAGAATGAACTATGAAGAAAAAACCTAAATCTTCTGATTATGGCTTGTATAAGTCATTAAAAGAATTATCAAGCCAACTACAAACAGAGGGATTTAGTTTATCTCCTGAGCAACTGCGCGACCTGAAAGCACAGATTGCTCAGGAGATGTCAGTTCATAAAAGCTTTAAAGAAATTAAAAACAATACCCAAAGGATTGTCAATTATCTTGCAGAGTATTTCGATTCATTTATTTTGTTAGGGTATGATTCAAAGGGCGAAAGAGTCGAATTACGGTTCTGCGACACCGCCCTTAAACAAGATGCACTAATAAAATTCTTAGAGCAAATTTTTATCAAATTTCACAGAACACCAACAGAACAATAATAATATGAGAATAGCAGTAACCGGATCACAGTGCACAGGTAAAAGTACATTTATTAATGACTTTTTGAATAGATGGCCTATGTATAAAAGACCAGAAAAAACATATAGGGATATTATCAAAGAAAAAAATCTTAATATCAATCGCACAGGAGATAGAGATAGTCAGCATGTTATTTTAGAAGCACTGTGTGAGCAAGCAGAAAGCAACAAAGACGAAGAATTTTGTATCCATGATAGATGTGTCATTGACAATCTAGCATACACGTGTTGGCTTGCTGCTAAGGGCCTTGGAGGTGTAACCGGAAATGATGTTACTGCGACAATCATTCAAACAAGAGAAGCATTGAAGCATTATGATGTTATTTTCTTTTTGCCGATCTCGAATACATCACCAATTCCAGTTGAGCCGAAAGATAATAGAGACGTTGATCTTGAATATCGAACAGAAATTGACCAATTTCTTAAAGCGTTTAATGTAGATTATGTGCAGAAAAAAGGCAAAGTATTTCCAACAGAAGATTGCCCTGCTATGATTGAAATTTTTGGAGATAGGTCTGAAAGACTAGAATTAGCAGCTCTTTACATCAAACCAAACGGCAACGCTTTTGGGGATGAAGATGGTTCTTTGATTAGTTTCAGCGAAGATACTGATGCAGAAGATACACTTTCTCCATTTGAAAAGGATGAATTATTGCGCAGCCTTTCCTAAAAATGAAATATATTGGTAAATAAATCCATGGACTTGCAAAAACTTTATAAAATTTTAAAAGAAAACACATCATCTCATGATGATATAATGGATGAAATGGCGCAGATTGCAGGAGGATTGGATACTGCAATTAGAGACGTTATTGCACAAAATTCTACATTATCCGATTCAGATCTTAGACGTGTTATCAGACGCGACGCAACAGTGCGATCTGAATTAGAAGCGTCTGGTGAAAAGTTACACGACAATCAATTGAATCGGTTTATCGCAAAAGTCAAAGAAGGTAAACCAACAAAAGCACCAAAGCCACAAGAAAGAGAATGGAGTGACGTCGAACCAGATAAGGCGGAAATCGCCCAAATGGTTCGCAAGACAATGGCAACAAAAAGAGCAGTCTCACCTAACCATAATCTTTCTCCAGCACAAGTAGAAGACTTGGTAGCAACACTTGACGCTGTATCCGACGACCCAAGATCATTCCAAGAGTTATCAGTAGAATTGGCAAGCGACTATGAATTAACACCTGACGCAATTATTTCTATTTATAAATTTGAAAAGGGTGATGTCGAAGACACCGAAGATGAAGAAGGTGGGCCAGATCTACCAGAACCGGCTGACAAGGAGGATGAATTTGCTACTAAGGTTAAATTAGACATTCCAGAAGTGCCAGCAGCAAAGGTCGAACAAAAGGTGAAAGATAAAGCAGAGACTCTATTTGCTATCGGCATCAAGAGTGAATCTGATGTTCTTCGTCGCGTTCGCAGCTGGATCGATTCAAGAGATGAAGAAAGGGAAGTCGATGACCCAAGAGGACCGCACCCATTAGCAGGTGTTTCTGATGAGGTGGCTGACGATGCATATAATGCAGTCGCGGCAGGATTGAAAGGATTACAAAAGACAGGGCTATCTAGAGCACGCAAATCAAAGCCAGGTGGTGCTGATTATGGCGGTGATAGCAGCGGTCGCACAGACAAAGCACCAAGTGCAGAAGAAATGGGGGTTGCGTTTGATTCCTTCCAAAACTTCGCCAATTCGATTGGAGAAAATCTTAAGACGTACAAGGCAACAGTTGTCACCAGATATCCACAGCAAATCAGATTTAGTGAAAAGTTCATTAATCAATTGGCTGAAGAATTCTTTAATCACAATATGATCTCCGAAGATCAAGGATTTATTCGAAATCTAGAAGAAAAAATGGTTAAAGCGCTTCGAATGCATGTTTACGAGTTTGCTCGACAATATAAAGAAGCACAATAAAAATTAATTAAGGGGAGCCCAAAGCTCCCCTTTTTTATTGCTTAGTAATTGCCAAATACAGAATCTCTATTGTCTGTATATGGTTTAATGGTCTCTGAAATCGCCTCGACGCTACCATCATATACCTTCGCCGGCACTGGCGACGCAGGATTAGTGCTGCCCGATAATCTGCCGAATATTTCTTCGTCAGAAACATCTGGGTTTTCGGCTTCAGGTGGTGCACCCGGTTCATATGCATATTCAAATCTATTCGCCTCGAGAAACCAACCATAATGTCTGCCGAGGAAATCACCAGCAGCATTCTTACGATCGTAACGCTGTGTGACTTCAAATACTTCGGCGGTTCTTTGGCCCTTACGACCACACCCCGTATTAACTACTACAAACACATCTCCTGTTTTTGGTTCATCATTAGGGAAGTATGTATCCCAAACATCAAATGGAATGGCGACGCTCACTTCCGCCGATGTCTTTATACCGAACTTGCTCAATACATTACTGTTCTTGGTTATTTCGACATACGCTCTGAAGGTAGTATCGTCACCAAATCCAGCCATCAAATCCTCCCCGAACAGAGTGTTCATTTGTTCTAGTTCAAGTTTATAAGGATAATACCGAATCATCACACCATATAGGTTTATGATATCTTTCAACCAACTGCCATATGTCAATTGATCATTGGTTGGTTGGGATGCACACGATGGAATATACGAATAAGGAGTGTCTGAATCGTTTGGATTAAATGAAAAGGGCTCGTCTTGAGGATTGAAAGTAAA